CTTAAACTTAGGAGTTTTAACCATGAACAACGTAGAATTAATCGTAGAAAACCTAAACTTTGAATTAACAGCCGTAGGTAACTACCCGACCGATAAGGTTGTGCACCTAATGCGCCAGCTGGCAGAAGCCGTATGGGACTTAGACGATGACCACTACTTAGTGGAAGCGTACCACCTCTTTGCGGAAGACTTCAGCCTAGCAGGGGAGTTTTACTAATGAAAGTAATTCGATACCATAGTGACGAGGGTGTCCGTTCGGGAATCCTCACCAAGGTAGGGCGTAAGTGGATTTACGTTCTACTGATGGATATGCCGATGAGAGTTAAACGGCTACCAAAGGTAGAGCTACGCTACATCAAGGAGCTTGACTATCCATTGGAATTAGCCCAAAGTAGATTCCGCAATAGCATCTGCTTCAATGCTACGGCAGAACCAAGCAACGCAGTACTAGAAGCACTAAACTTAAATACTTAATCTTCGGAGATTAGAATGAAATCAACTCAACAAGCGCAACAAGCAATCGAGAACCTTAACAACCAAGTACTAGAGCTTATGGAGACGGCTGGCACTGACTGGCTCAAGCCGTGGACATCTAAGTTGGCTAAGGGTTTACCGCATAACTACTTCAACAAGCGTAACTACAACGGGGTTAACCTGTGGTTACTAGCCTGTCATGATTACAACTCAACGGCATGGGCTACCCGTAAGCAATGGGAGAAAGCTGGCTACACTGAGTTTGAGGGTGAACCTACGGTGGTGACTCTCATCAAGAAAACCAAGTCCGCCAAGCATAAGAATGAGCAGGGTGACCCAATACAGTACTGGCTACAGCGTCATTACTTCGTATTCAATAGCGATCAAGTGAAGGGTTTTCAGTTACCCGAAGGGTACACCACACCAGACCAGAATCATGCTTTGCATGGTAGCTGTGCTCTAGCCAACTCTATTGTTGAGGCAAGTGGTGCAGATGTCAGACACGGTGATACTAAGGCTTACTTCGTACCCTCTCAAGACTTCATAGGTATGCCTAACGGTGAGGACTTCGAGCGTCTTGATAGTTACTATGCAACACTGCTGCATGAGCTGACTCACTGGACTGGGCACAAGGAGAGGCTCAACCGATTCAAGTACCTTGACGGTGAGGGTGACCGTAGCCAGTACGCTTTTGAGGAGCTGGTCGCCGAGTTTGGTAGCGCTCAACTATGTGCCTTGACTGGTGCGACTAGTGGTAAGGTTAGAGAAGACCATGCCAAGTACCTTAACGGCTGGTTGAAAGCTCTTAGAGATAATCCTAAGTACTTACCACAAGCCATGGCACTGGCTAACAAGTCTACTCAATACCTACTTGACCTAGAAGCTGAGGCTTCAGCGAGTGAAGTAGCGTAGTACTTGGCACCCTAAGCATGGTGTAAAACTGCTTACTATTAATACTAATATACAACTGGAGATATTGACATGGGTTCATACGATATTATTTATATTTGCATCTTTTGTTTAAGTGTGTTAATTTGGCTAATGCTTATTAGCTTGGCGATTAGTGTAGCTTATGATGTTATAGAGTCATTCATAGCTAGACGTAGATCTAAGCTTAAGCCTAGACAATACTTTATGAGGGATATTAAATGACTGAACAAGTTGATTGGATTATACAAGAAGAAGAGGAGGCTGAGTTACTTCAGCAATACGAGTGGCAACAATCATACGAGGACATGCTTGATGAGATGTACTATATGTGATGTGCTGCTGAACGAATTCGAGAGTACTAAGAAGTATGCTCAATGGCATGAGTGTGCTGGCGAGTACCTTGATATTTGTTCTAAGTGTGAAAAGGAAATTAATCAAACAGTAAACTTTGTCGTGGACTTCAATGCCGCAATGCTTGACCACGACATAATAAGCGAGGAGGATTTGTATGATGGAACTTGAAGACCTTAGAGCAATGGGTAATATCTTAGGCAGGAATGCTTTAGAAAGTGCTGAGGTAAGTAAGGAGATTAAGTGGGTGCAAGACTGGGTTAACAGAAACCTATTACTTGCAGAACTTGATCGTAGTATATTAATTAATTCTGCAATCAAACATATACAGGAGGTTAGGTATAAACGTGAGTGATGTAGTAGTTAAACCAGAACACTATGAACGGTGGAACATAGAGCCAGTAACTTTTGTTATGACTAATGACATGGAGTTTTGGCGTGGCAATATAATTAAGTACGTATCTAGGGCTGGCTTCAAACAGTACGGTGATCTATCGTCAGCCGATTCAGAAGTGGTTGACTTGCAGAAAGCTATCCGCTACTGTGAGATGCGAATCAACCAGCTACAGCAAAAGGAGATAACCGATGCAAGATGATTTTGGCAATGAGTTACTTGATGTACAGGCTCAAGAAGAGTACCAACTGGCTTGGTGTTTAGCTGAGGCTGAGGATTATATCAAGAAGTATGGTGTTGAGAAGTTTCTAAGTGAACTACGCAAGAGGATAGAGCAATGAGAGAACCAAGTGACGACTGGCAAGACGAGTACCAATCTAAATTCTTAACTACAAGTGAGGAAGATATGTTACTAGATAAAGTAGATGAGTTAGTGTGCGATGACATACAGATGTTATTGATGGACGCTATGGCACCCAATGAGGGTTACAAGGGTAGGCATGATGACTTGTTAAAACTGCTTAGTCAGTGTGATGGCGGTGACTTCAGTGGCTTTGGTGAGTATCTATATCTTATGTTACTAGATCATGCAGGTGAAGAAGCAATGAGGTTACTAGACCTATGACAGATACAGTAAGTAAAGGTAGGCAGGTTGGCACCATGGTTTGTGATAGCTGTGGTGCTGACAGTGCTTGCAAGGTGTTCGAGCATGATGATGGTAAGCGTGATGCTTATTGTTTCAAGTGTGAGACATACCACCCACTAGATAGAACTAAGGAGAACGTAGTGCAAATACAATCTGTAAGGAGTGAACCTATGACACAAGATGTTAGGGTAGACATTGAAGGGCTACCAACAACTGACCTACCTGACAGGGGTATACGTAAAGAAGTAGCCGAACACTTCGGTGTTAAGGTTGCACTGTCGGAACGTGACGGCAAGACTGTCACACATCATTACTACCCTGATCGTAGGGGTGGTGACTTAGTTGGCTATGAAGTGCGTAAGATAGAGGGCAAGCAATTCTCCGCAATCGGCGACCGTAAGGGTGAGCTAGATTTGTGGGGACAACACAAGCTATCGGGTGGTAACAAGTTGTTTATCACTGAAGGGCGGTGTGATGCTATGGCTTTGCATCAAGCAATCATGGACAATCGACCAGCTAAGTACTCACAGTATGCACCATCGGTAGTGTCTATTACTAAGGGTGTCAGTCATGCAGTGAAAGACTTGATGGCTAATCGTGACTTCCTCGGTAAGTTTAAGGAAGTTATCTTATGCTTTGACCAAGACGATGCAGGGCGCAACGCTACCAAGCAAGTGCTCAAGGTATTCCCTCTGTTCAAGGTAGCCAACTACTCACTGAAAGATCCTAACGAGATGCTACTTGAGGGTAAGTCTAAAGAACTCTACTCGTCATGTGTCTTTGAAGCTAAGAACATTAGACAGGGTGAGGTGGTAGATGTAGAGGACATACTAACCAAGTGTATGGAACGACCTAAGATGGGTATACCATTCCCTTGGCGTACTGTTACTAAGGCTACGTTCGGTATCAGACCACACACTATTCATGTGGTTGCTGCTGCACCTAAGATTGGTAAGACTGACTGGCAGCATCAACTGGTGCACCACTTAGTATTTAACGAAGATGAGAAGGTTGGCATGTTTGACCTAGAGAATAGTCCAGTGCGTACCGCTAAGAAGTTAGCTAGTAAGGAGGCGCAGCTTGACTTCACTAGACCTGACAAGGACTACGATGACCAGCTACTGCATGACTCTTTAGTAGCATTGCAAGGTAAGGTTAGGTTCTATGATCGTGGGGCTTCAAGGGATTGGCAAGACATACGGGTAGCCATTGAAGAGATGCACCTGATAGATGGCATTAACATCTTTATGATTGACCCTATCACTGCATTGATTAGTAGGTATACATCTAGTGAGGCTAACGACAAGCTCAATGAGATATGTACTGACATGGCTGATCTAGTCAACAGCTACCCCATTACATTGTTCTGCTTCTCTCACGTTAACCCTAAGCCTAAGACAAGTAAGCCACATGAGGAAGGCGGTAAGGTATACAGTAGCGAGATGACAGGTAGTCGTGCCATGGAGAAGTGGTTTCACTATGGTCATGGTATATCTCGTAACCGTACTGATGAGTGTCCTATTGATGAGAAGAACATGAGTAAGTTTTATATGTTATTCGATAGAGAGTATGGACAGTCTTATAACTGTGATGTATACTTTGATGAAGATAAGGTAACTTACTTAGAACCTAAGGGAGTCTTTGGATAATGACTGACTACGTAATTGATATAGAGACGGACGGTATAGATGCTACAAAGATACACTGTATGTCTGTGCATAATGTAGAAGGTTGGAATGGAGTACATGTTTGGACGGCTACTACATACCAAACCATGAGAGGTTTCTTTAGAACCCTTACTAGTGATGATCGTATCATTGGTCATAACTTCATACGATATGATGCACCTATCCTTGAACGCATCTTAGATATTAAGATACCTTGTGAGATTGTAGATACCTTGGCATTGTCTTGGTATCTATATCCTAATCGTACATGGTCACATGGTTTAGAGAAGTGGGGTGAAGACCTTGGCATTGCTAAACCTAAGATAGATGATTGGGAAAACCTTACCACAGATGAGTATGTACATAGGTGTGAAGAGGACGTTAAGATTAATCACAAGTTGTGGTTAGGTTTCCACGGTTACTTAATGCAGTTGTATGACGGTAAGCCTGAGCGTTTAATTAAGTACCTATCTCTTAAGATGCGGTGTGCTATGTTGCAAGAGCATAGTAAATGGAAGCTGGATATTGATAAGGCTCAAGCATTACTTGAAGAGTTGACAACTGAGTATGATAAGTCTTACGACAGGTTGTTCAAGGTAATGCCACAAGTACCTAAGTATGTTGACCGTAAACGACCAGCTAGTATGTATAAGAAAGATGGTACGTTATCTACTGCAGGTCAACGATGGTACGACCTATGCACTTCACATGGTTATGACTATACTAAACATGAAGAATCTATTAAGGTAATAGCTAAATGGGTTGACCCTAACCCTACCTCAATGGTTCAGATTAAAGCGTGGTTAACTGATTTAGAGTGGAAGC